TCAACTTATTTCACCCAGGAAAACAACTAGGAGCAAAAATGACAACTATCATCACCGGTAGAGACATCACATTCACCATCGATGGTGATACTTATGATGCTCAAGCTACATCCGCAACACTCACAATCGATTCAACAATCAATACATATCAGACACTTGATGGAAAAGCGTATTACACTACGGATTCGCAGGGCACTTTCGCCGTTGAAATGCTTCAGGATTTCGGCGCAGTATCTTCACTCTGCGAAGCTCTTTGGAACGCAGCTGCAACTGCACCAAATACAGCACTTCCAGTTCTATTCACAGTCGCAGGAGTGGCATACGCGTTCAGCGTTCAGCCAATCTTCCCGGCACTTGGTGGTACTGCACCTGATGCACTTACTGCATCACTTTCATTCACTTGCGTGACCACACCGGCACTCGACTAAAAAAAGAAATCGGGAGAAAATGAAACTACCAATCACAATCGAATACACAGCAGGAAATCAGGAAATCTACACAGCGCAACCACCTGAGTGGGCAAAGTGGGAAAAACTGACCGGGAACATCATTTCGCAGGCGCAAGAGAAGATCGGTATATCCGATCTTCTTTTCCTGGCATATCACGCCATGAAACGTGAGAACGCTGGAAAGCCGGTGAAACCTTATGAAATTTGGTGCGATACCGTGGTCGAAGTGACCGTGGGAGAGACAAACCCAAAAGCCATAGAGCCGGAAGCATAGGTCGAATCCTCGTTGATTTGGCTATTGCAACCGGAATCCCGATGCAGTATTGGGAGACTGCGGAAGATGTATTGACAGCCATCGAGATTTTGGAGGCAAAAAATGACCGATGAAGCTATCGCCTACGATAAAAGCGATCTTCGTGGAGTCATCAAAGCTTTCAAGGCTATGGATGACCAGGCAATTCAAGAAGCCAAAGTCACCTCCAATGCGCTGGCTTCATACTTGCAGGGCAAGATTCGGGAAAAGGCAGGCACGTTGCAATCACGCAATGTAGCCAGTCGAATTGCTGATGGATCGCGTGTAAGTAAGTCAAGCAAGATTGGTGAGATTTCTTTCGGATTCGTTGCACAAAAATACAGTGGTGGCGCAACTACTCAGCAGCTTTGGGGTGGTTCAGAATTTGGCTCAAATAGATTTAAGCAATTCCCAGTGTGGTCAGGTCGTGAAGGCCGTGGATCGCGTGGATGGTTTATCTATCCGACTCTGCGTGCCGAACAGCCATACATCATCAATGAGTGGGAAAATTCATTCGATAAAATTCTGAAGGAGTGGTAATGGCTACGGGATCAAGAACGCTAAAGCTTTCGATTCTTGCCGACGTCGATCAGCTGAACAAATCGCTGAAGGCGGCAAATTCCGACGTTGAAGATTCATCGAGCAAAATCAGTGACTTTGGCAAAAAGGCTGGCTTGGCATTTGCTGCCGCTGCCGCAGCTGCCGGGGCTTATGCCATCAAGATTGGCATCGATGGCGTCAAAGCTGCAATCGCAGATGAAGCTGCGCAGGTCAAATTAGCCAGTGCACTTCGCAATGCCACAGGTGCGACTGATGACCAAATTGCATCCGTTGAAAAGCAAATCCTCAAAATGTCTTTGGCCACAGGCGTCAGCGATGACCAGCTTCGTCCGGCGATGGCTCGTTTGGCTCTTTCGACGGGTGACGCAGGCAAGGCGCAGGATTTACTGGCTTTGGCATTGGATGTATCAGCACAGACCGGAAAGCCGCTGGAAGGGGTCGCAAACGCCTTAGGGAAGGCTTATGACGGCAACACGGCAGCACTTGGCAAACTAGGTATCGGCCTATCCTCAACTGAACTCAAAGCCATGTCATTCGAGCAGGTTTCAGGCCGACTCTCTGAACTCTTTGCAGGCGCAGCCACAGCCAACGCCAACACATTTGCAGGCCGTATGGAACGGCTCAAAGTCACCTTCGATGAAGCCAAAGAGACAATCGGATTCGCCTTACTTCCAATCCTGGAAAAGCTGATGACTTTCATGACAGTCAATGTGATCCCAATCGTCGAAAAGGTATCCAATGCATTTTCTGAAAAATCCGGTGGATTGACCGGCTATATCTTGTATTTAGGTCAAACCATCACAAACGTATTCACACCAATTTGGAATGGCCTAGTCAAAGCCTTTGGATACGTGAAGGATGCAATCGGCGACAATATGGATTCATTCCTGGCATTTGGCAAACTCATCGCCGACTACGTTGCACCGGTCATTGGCACAGTATTAGGCAAGGCTCTTCAAAGCGTTGGGATTATCGCAGGCGGCGTCATCGATGTAGTCGGAAGTATTGTCGGAGTTATCACTACGGCAATCAATGGTGCAATCTCTGCAATCAACTGGCTTCTCACAAAATACAATTCCATTCCAATCCTGCCGAATGTACCTTTGATTCCAGTGTCGTCAGCACCTTCAGTCAATATTCCAAAATCAAGTTCAGGCACTGCGACGCCGTCAATCCCATCCGTGCCAACAATCACTGCACCAACCGTCTCAGGATCATCAGCTGGGACGGCATCAGTAGCGGCATCAGCTAACAATGGCGGCTTCGTGAACCAGGCGAATCAGGCTGCAACTTACGCAGCAAATCAAGCCACAGTCGATGCAGTAATTGCAGCGGCTAACGCAAAAGCTGCCGTCACCGTGAACATGGGTGTCGTGGGTGATCCTGAAGCGGCTGCACGAACCATCACGACGGTGCTCAATAACAGCTTCTACCGTGGCACAGGTGGGGCAGGGGCTTTGGTCACATGACCCTATGGAATCCAGTATGGGAAGTCACAATCAATGGAGTGCAATACCAGCAATTCGTGCTGGCAAATCTAAGCATCCAAAGTGGCAGAAACAATATCTATGAACAGGCGCAGGCCGGGTATTGCAATCTAGTTCTTTATAATGTAAGCCAATCCCAGGTTGCGATTAACATCAATGATTCAGTCTCAATTGCATTGAAAGATTCGACCAATACTTTCGTGCCCATCTTTGGCGGTTCAGTTGTGGATTTAGCAATCACCGTTGAAAATGCAGGCAGCGTTGGCATGACTCAATCCATCACCATCGTGGCGTTGGGTGCTCTTTCCAGGCTTCAGAAAGCCACCTATGCAGCGGCTATTGCCAAAGCTCATGACGGCACTCAAATCAATGAAGTGCTCACGGATTTGCTCATCAATAATTGGTCGGAAGTTCCGGCAGCTTTGACGTGGGCTACTTACACGCCGGCAACTGAAACATGGGCAAATGCTCAAAATGTGGGACTTGGCGAAATTGACCAGCCTGGCAATTACGATCTCGCAAACCGTGCAGCTGGCGTCATCGACGTTTATTCACTCGTTTCAGCTTTGGCCACTTCAGGGCTTGGCTACATCTATGAAAATGCCCAAGGTCAGATTTCGTATGCTGATTCCACGCATCGATCCACTTACCTGGCCACAAATGGCTACACAGACGTTTCAGCTGCTCAGGCACTAGCTTCAGGCATCAAGGTTCAAACGCGTGCAGGTGACGTCAGAAACGATGTAACCATCAATTATGGATCGCTTTCAGCTAGTTCAGTTACAGATGAAGATTTGACCTCAGTGGCAATTTTTGGCCGATTGGGTCAAATCATTCAAACCACACTTTTCAACGCAGGCGATGCAACGGCTCAGGCGGCCTTCTATTTGAAGCTGCGTGCCTATCCTCAATACATGATGCAATCCATCAGATTTGAGCTTACAAACCCTGAAATTGATGATGCTGATCGTGATGCCCTAATCAATATTTTCATGGGGCTTCCAATGCGTATTTCGGATTTGCCTTCAAATATGTCAGCCGGTCAATATGCCGGATTCGTCGAGGGCTGGCAGTGGTCGGCCGGATACAACACAATTTCCGTCACGGCACTTCTATCACCTTTGGCCTATTCACTACAGGCTATGAAGTGGGAAGATGTCAGCGTGTCGGAACGCTGGAATACCATCGTGGGAACTCTCACGTGGGAAAATGCCCTAGTTGTCGCATAAGGAGAAAAAATGAGTAATCCCACCACGCCGTTCAGCTGGCAGATGCCAACCAATACAGATTTGGTGACGGACTTACCAGCAGACTTTGAAGTCTTTGGGCAAGCCGTTGCAACATCGATGGCTGACCTTTTGGGTGGCACATCCGGTCAGATTCTTTCAAAGAATTCAAACACCGACATGGATTTCGTGTGGATCAATAATGATCAAGGTGACATCACCGGAATTACAGCCACCAGCCCCTTGACAGGTGGGGGCAGCAGTGGAGCAATTACCGTTGGAATCCAGTCAGCTTCGACATCGCAATCAGGTGCGGTTCAACTTAGCGATTCAACCTCAACTACATCATCAGTCTTAGCAGCAACACCAACAGCGGTTAAAGCGGCCTACGATCTAGCGGCTGCGGCAACTCCAAAGCTTTTATCATTTAATGCACAGACTGGCACAACCTACACATTCGTTTCAGGCGATGCCGACAAGCTAGTGACCACTTCAAATGCAAGCGCAGTCACAGTGACGATTCCACCATCAGTATTCAGCGCAGGCCAGCAATTTGATGTGCAATCAATCGGCGTTGGACTCACCACATTTGCAGCCGGAGCAGGAGTCACAATCACTTCAACAGGTGCAACAGCGGCAGCACCCGTATTGCGTGCCCGTTATTCAGCCTGCACAGTGATTTGCACAGCCAGCAACACCTTCACCGTGATTGGCGATCTATCTTAAATGAGCCGTTTAGGAATCTACGCTTCCCAAATAACGGGAAAAATTAGTTCGAATTCTTATGAATCGATTCAGACTTATACTTTGGGATCAAGTC